GCTACGGCATCGATCCGGTGTTGACCTGGTGTGCCGCGAACCTCGTGGTGCGCCGCGACGTGAACCTGAACATGGCGCCGGACAAGACGCGCTCGGCGGACAAGATCGATGACATGAGCGCTCTGTTCATGGCGTTCCGCGGCGGCGCGGTGCCAACCGAAGGGGCCAGTAGTTCCTGGGAGACGGTCGCGGTATGAAGCTCATCATTTTCAACGTGTCTCTGCTCGTCGGGCTCGTCCTGGTCGGCGTGGGCGTCGGTGTCGAATTCGGCGTCGGTTTCGGGATTCTGGCCGCCGGCGCGCTCATCGTCTGCCTGACCGTGTACGTTCAGCGCGCCGCGGGCGTGAAGGCCAAAGGCTGATGTTCGCCAGCACTGACATCGAGCCGACCAAGCGCGGGCCGTTCGACGACTTCTGGTTCACGCGCGTCGGACTGCCCAGCGCGGCGGGCGTGCTCGTCTCGCCGCAGACGGCGCTTTCGCTCTCGACGTTCTACTCGTGCTGCCTGGTGCTGGGGCAGACGCTCGCGACCGTGCCGGTGCACCTGTATCGCAGGACGGCGCCGCGCGGGAAGGAACGCGCGACCGAGCACCCGCTCTATCGGCTGATCCATCGCAAGCCGAACCGCTGGCAGACCAGCTACCAATGGCGCCAGATGATGCAATGGCACCTCGCGCTGCGGTACAACGCTTATTCGCGGATCATCTATGACAAGCGCGCGATGCCGGTGGAGCTCGTGCCCATGCACCCGGATCGCGTGACGGTCGAGCGCATCCCCGGCGTCGATGGCGTGGAGAGTTTCCGCTATGCCTTCAAGCCGCGCCAGGGCGACCCGGTGACGCTCTCGCGCTTCGAGGTGTTCCATGTCCGGGGGCTGACTTCCGACGGGATCGAGGGCCTCTCGCAGATCGAACTGCAGAAGGACTCGATCGGCGAGGCGATCGCCGCGCAGAAATTCAGCGGCCGGAAGATGCAGAACGATGCGCGGCCCGGCGGCGTGCTCGAATGGGAAGGGCATTTCCCTGATGACATCGAGCGGGGGAAATTCCGCCGAAGCTGGCAGGAGGCGCAGGCCGGCGTGAATCAGGGCAAGACCGCGGTGCTCGAAAAGGGCATGACGTGGAAGGAGATCGGGGTCAAGAACACCGACCTGCAATTCATCGAGTTGCGAAAGCTGAAAGCGCAGGACATCGCCGCGATCTTCCGCATGCCGCCGCACAAGGTCGGGCTGCTGGAGAACGCGACCTTCTCGAACATCGAGCACCAGGGCATCGAGTTCGTCACGGACACGATGCTGCCGTGGTTTGTGAATTGGGAGCAGGAGCTCTCGGTGCAGCTGCTCACCGATGAGGAGCAGGAGGAATACTTCTTCGAGTTCCTTGCCGACGGGCTGCTGCGCGGCGACTCGAAGGCGCGCGGCGAGTTCTACGGCAAGCGCTTTGGCACTGGCTCGCTCTCGCCGAACGACATCCGCGAGCTCGAAAGCGAGAATCCGGTTCCCGGCGGGGATCGCTACTTCGTGCCGGTCAACATGATCCCGCTCGACCGGGCCGATGACATGGTGGACAAGGGGGCCGCGCAGCCGGCGGCGCCGGCACCCGGCGAGGATGCGCAGCGCCAGCAGGATGACGAGCAGGCCGCCGAAGCTGGCGGCGTCGTGCGCCGCGAGCTGGCGCAGGTCAGCCGAAAGGGCGAGCCGGCGGATGTCGAGGCGTTCTACGCTGGGCACGCCGCGCACGTCGCGGAACGCATGGAAATCGACGAGGCGGCGGCCGCCGACTACTGCGCGATGCGGGTCGCCACGTACCAGGCCGCCCACATGGCGGGGCGTGTGGACGCTTGGCTAGCGGAGCTCGAGGCCGATGGGGTTCATCAACTTCTGAAGTTCGTCCGCGCGGCGCGCGCGTGAAGGGGAGCAAGACATGAACGGCAAGATCCTGCACATCATCACCGAGTTCTACCGCACGCCCTGGGGCCTGCTGCCCGAGACGCTGCAGGCGATGCAGATGATCCTGCACCGCTGGGCGGGCGGGGCGAAGCTCTCCGACGGCGACATCCGTGCGGCTGTAGGCGATGCGCCGGAGGCGGCGAGGCAGCGCATGGACAGCGAGGCGAGCGCCGGCGGCGACACGATCGCCGTCCTGCCGGTCTTCGGGGTCATGGGGCACCGCGCGCGGCTGGTGCAGGAAGTCTCCTCGGGCATAGGGACCTCGACCGAACTCGTGGGCCGCGCCTTTCGCGCGGCGCTGAAGGACCCGAGCATTGGCGCAATCGTGCTCGATGTGGACTCGCCCGGCGGGAGCGTGTTCGGCACGGGCGAGCTCGCGGATGAGATCTTCGCCGCGCGCGGCGTGAAACCCATCGTCGCGTCCGTCAACTCGCAGGCGGCGAGCGGCGCGTATTGGGTCGCCTCGGCCGCCGACGAGATCGTCATCACGCCGGGCGGCCAGGCTGGCTCGATCGGCGTGTGGAGTGCGCACGAGGATTGGAGCAAGTGCCTCGATGCCGAGGGCGTCAAGGTGACGCTCGTCTCGGCCGGAAAGTTCAAGGTCGAGGGCAATCCATACGGGCCGCTCGACGACACCGCGCGTGCGGCGATGCAGGACATGGTGGACAAGTATTACGGCCTGTTCGTGCGCGCCATAAAGAGGAACCGCAACGCGGAAGATCCCAAGTCCGTGCGCGAGGGCTACGGCGAGGGCCGAATGCTCCTCGCGCAGGACGCCGTGAAGGAAAAGCTCGTCGATCGCGTCGGCACCTTCGACCAGGTCATCGGCGAGCTGCAGGCGAAGCTCGCGAAGAAAAGCGCCGGCACCTCGCGTCGTGCGAGCGCCGAGCGGGCGCAGCGGATCGCCGCGGCGCAGAACTGAATCCCGACGCCTGGCAGGGCGTCAACCCCCGCAGCTTGTTCAAGCATCGAGGGGCGGCTGTTTAGCCGCTGACCTGCCGCGACCACGTTCAACCAACTGGAGAAATTGCATGAACCCGAGACTGCGCGCTCTGCTAGAGCGCAAGCAAAAAGCCCTGGCCGCGGCGAAAGGCATCACCGACGCCGCCACCAAGGACAGCAACCGCGACCTCAACGCCGAGGAGGCGAAGCAATTCGACGCCCACATGGCGGAGGTCGAGCGCCTGAACGCCGACATCGGCCGCGAGCAAGCGCTGATCGCTGCCGAGCGCGTCGCCCCCGCCATTCCGGCGGGCAACGAGCGCATCGCGGAAGACCCGCGCCGTGGCTTTCGCAATTACGGCGAGTTCTGCTTCGCCGTGATGCAGGCCGGCGGACGCGGCGGCGGCGTGGTGGTGGACGATCGCCTGCGCGCGATGTACGCCGCGGCGCCTGCGACCTATGGCAGCGAAGGGTCCGGCGCGGATGGCGGCTGGCTCGTACCGCCGGAGTATTCGATGGCGATCTTCGAGCTCGCGCTCGCGGAAGACTCGCTCGTGCCGATGACCGATAGCTACCCGGTCGAAGGCAACAGCATGGTTTTCCCCTCGGACGAGTCGACGCCCTGGGGCACCGATGGCGTGCGTGGCTATTGGGAAATCGAGGCGGGCGCGGCGAACCTCACGAAGCCGAAGGTCGGCGGGCCGCTGCAGCTGCGCTTGTCGAAACTGATGGCGCTGGTGCCGATCACCGACGAGCTCGCCGCGGATGCAACCGCGCTCGAGCGCTGGATCGGCCGCAAAACCTCGGAGTCGATTCGCTGGAAGACGAACCTCGCTTTCTTCCAGGGCTCCGGTGTGGGGCAGCCGCTCGGCTTCTTCGGGCACGCCTCGGCGGTGTCGGTGGCGAAGGAAGCGGCGCAGGTGGCCGACACGGTCGTTACCGCGAACGTCGCGAAGATGTTTGCCCGCTTGCTGGGTAAGCGCGATGGGGTCTGGATGATCCAGGACGATGTGTTCCCGCAACTCATCGTCATGACGATCGGCAATCAACCGATCTGGACGGCGCCGAACCAGGGCATCAAGGACGCGCCGCTGGGTCTGCTGTTGGGCCGTCCGATCATGCCGACGCAGCTCTGCAAGACCGTCGGCGACAAGGGCGACATCGTGCTCGCGAACTGGAAGGCCTACCGCACGATCACCAAGCGGGGCGCGGGGATCGAGACGGCTACGTCGATGCACCTGTATTTCGACGCCGGCCTGCAGGCCTTCCGCGCGACCTTCCGGGTCGACGGGCAGCCCTCGCTTCGCGCGCCGGTGAACCCGGCGAACGGCGCGAACACCCTCTCGCCCTTCGTCACGCTCGACGACCGCGCGTAATCCAGGCGCGGGGCTGAGCGGGTAGCAGCAGCAGCAGCAAACGCAGCACGCCGGCCGCTCTTTTTGGCGGCCGGCGCTTCCCCTTCCATTCAGGAGAAAGAGCATGAAACGCACCATGATTCTCGTCACGATCGCCGGCCTGCTCTGCGCAGGCGCGGTGATGGCCGCCGGCGGCTACATCAGCCCGGAAACGCTGGCGCTCGCCCCTGCCATTGGCGCGCTCGGCATGTTGAACGTCAACCAGAAGGGCTCCGATGTCGTGGCTCTGTGCGCCGCCATCAACCCGGTATCGCAAGGCGCGGGCGCGGTCTCGAGCGGCTGGGTAGCCGCAAAGGACTTCCATCGCTTCCTCGCGGTCGTCACCGCCGGCGTGCTCGGCGCGGCCGCGACGCTGGACTTCAAGATCCAGCAGGCGAGCGACGGCGCGGGCACCGGCGTGAAGGATCTCGTACCGGCCAAGGCGATCGCCCAGTTGGTCAAGGCGACCGACGACAACAAGGCCGCCGAGATCAACTTCTCGGGCGCGGACCTGGATCTCGACGGCAACTTCACCCACGTCCGCATGACGGCGACGGTGGGTGCGGCCGCGTCGCTGATCACGGCGCACCTGCTCGGCATCGGGCCGAGGTACGCGCCGGCGTCCGACACGGATGCCGCGGCCGTGAAGGAAATCGTCTAGCGCACGAGGCTAGAACGATCTGGACCCGGCGCGGCGATCCCGCGCCGGGGTTTTCTCACCGCAGCAAGATTGCAGGGGCCACCCCATGAAGAAGATCGAGTTCAACCGCACCGTCTTTCGCGACGGTGTGCCGGAGTTCGAGCAGGGCAAACAGTACGATGTGACCGAGGTCACGACGCGCGAAGTGCGACGCGGCAATGCCGCCGAGGTCTTGATCCCGGAGCTTGAGCATGGACACGTCGACGGCCCGGCCGCAAAGCGTTCAAAGAAAAAGCAGTAGTCATCCTCGGAGGGTCAAGCCATGACGAAACCGACCAAGCAAGCGCGCAAGGTCGCCCTGATCAACGTGCACGAGCACAAGCGCGAGGATTACAGCGCCTACTGGAACATCAGCGTCCTGGGCGACGACGAGGAGGGCTACCGCTGGGAAGCGAAGCTGATGGCCTACGAGCCGGTGGGATGGGACTGGAAGGGCAAGACCACCAAGACGCGGCCGGAGGCGCCGTGGCCCGTGTATCCGGGCGATGTGCCCGTGCGCCAGGCGCAGTACCTCAAGATGACGCCGGACGAGCAGGCGCAGGTGTGTGCGCAGCAGGAAGCGCGCCGCGCCGAGTGCGCGCGGATCTTCGAGGCGCATCCGAAACCGGTCTGTCTCATCGAAGAGGCGGTCGGCGCCGTGGTGGCCTCGGACGTGGCGAAGAAGGTGCGCGACGAGATTGCGGCGTCCTCCGCGACGGACGAGGACAAGGCCACGGCGCTCGGGCGCGCGATGCGCGACATCGCGGACACCGCCGCGCAGAAGTGGGTCGCGGCGCGCATCGGCAAGTTCAAGCGCAAGGCCGGCAGCCAGGCCGGCTACGCGCTCGCGTTCGGGCCGTTCGGGCTGGCGCTGTGGACGCTCGAGCAGATGCTGCGCGACCTGGCGCGCCTCCTCCTCGCGCCGCTCTTGATGGCGCTCGGCTACAGCGCCACGGCGCGCAACAACCAGCTCAGCGCGCTGCGCGATCTCATCGACGGCGGGGCGGGCGCGGGGCTGCTGCGTATCTATGACGGCTCGCGGCCGGCGACCTGCGGCACCGCGACCACGCTCGGCGCCGAGCTGACATTGAGCGACCCCTGCGCCGGCGCGCCCTCGGCGGGTGTGCTGACGTTAAGCGCGATCACCCCTGACGCGAGCGCGAACGCCTCCATCACTGCGACCTGGCACCGCTTCGTCGATTCGACCGGGACGTGCGTGGTCGATGGCAACTGCGGCACGAGCGGATCGGACCTGAACCTGAACACCACGACGATCGCCGCGGGAGTCCAGGTGTCGGTGACGAGCTACACGATCACCGGAGGGAACGCGTAGTAGATCGACATCGCGGGATCGGCGAGCGCGACCTCAGGCGCCAGCGATTTTACTAGCCCCATGAATCGCAGGCCAGTTGGCAGAGCCAATAAGCCGCGTGCCCTTGATCTCATCAAGGCGTAGATTCGCGCCGCCCATGCCCTCGGGCGCGTCTGGGAAATAGATTGGATGCCGCTTCGTCCTGCGAGCCTGAGGCATGACCGCGTGCTGAGGAAGTTCCGGAGAAAATAGATGAGCGCGCCAGTCCCCGTCGGAGCAACCAAGTCCGGCACGACCGGGACGACGACCTGCACGGTGACGATTCACGCCAGCGTGCAGGCGGGCGATGATCTGTATTGCCAGGTTCCCGTCAACGAGAACGCGGCCAACGACGTTCAAGTCACCTGTACGGATGACGACGCCGGCGGCAACACCTGGACGCAGTTGCAGCGCGGCACGAACGGCAACTCGTTCCTATTCTGGAAGAAGGCGACCTCCGGTAGCGCGGGCAAAACGGTCACGATAGCGAACGCTCAGGACTCGGTTTGCAGCATGATCATTGCATACCGGGGCGGCGCCGCGGGCGACCCGACGACGAACCTGAGCTACGAGAACAACGCCTCGGGCAACGAGACCCACGCCGGGTTCGTGCCGGATTTCGCAGATTCAATGATCTGCCTGGCGGTGTTCAACTACGTCAACGACCTGACCGTTTCCGGCGAGGCGTGCACAAATCCAGGCGCGCTGACCGAACCGATCGCGGACGCAACGAGCACTGGCGGCGCGGATTGCGCAACCGTTCATGCGGCGGCCGCGCAAAGTGGCGGGCCGACAGCGACAGGCAACTTCACTTGGGCGCAGACCAACGCGGCCTCGCAGTCGATGGTGTGGGCGATCAAGCCCGCTGTTGCTGGTGGCGATGTCACCGGCACGGGAGCGCCAAGCGAGGCGAACGACACAGCCAGCGCCTCGGGCACGATCACCGTCACCGGCAGCGCAGCACCCGGGGAGGCGCTCGACACCAGCGCTGGCTCGGGCCTGGTCATCGTCACCGGCAGCGCGGCGCCTGCTGAAGCGGATGACACGCCAGCCGCATCCGGCCTCGTCTCGGTCGTCGGCAATGCGGCACCAGTCGAGGCGGCCGATACCGCCGCCGCCAGCGGCGCCCTCGCGGTCATCGGTTCTGCATCACCGGCGGAAGCCGACGACACGGCGGACGGCGTCGGCAGCATCCCGATCGATGTCACCGGTTCCGCCGCGCCGGCGGAAGCCGACGACACCGCGAGCGGCGCCGGGCTGGTGCTGCAGAACGTCACCGGTGCGGCCGCGCCGACCGAAGCGGCCGACACCGCGGCCGGCGCTGGCCTCGTCCAGGTCATCGGCGCGAGCGCCGCCAGCGAGGGCGCCGATACCGCGATCGCGAGCGGCCTGGTCATCGTCACCGGTTCCGCCACGCCGGCGGAAGCCGACGACACCGCGAGCGGCGCCGGCACGGTGCTGCAGAACATCACCGGCAGCGCAGCGGTTGCCGAGCAGAACGACGCCGCCAGCGCCTCGGGCGTCGTCGCGCAGCACGTCACCGGCGACGGCGCCGCGGCGGAAGCCGATGACATTGCCGTCGCCTCCGGCACGGTCACCATCACCGGCAGCGCAGCGGCGATCGAGGAGAACGATGCCGCATCTGGGGTCGCGGTTATTTCGGACGCCGGGACGGTCGGGAGGATCACGGCGTCGGACAGCGTGTTAACCACCGTCACGGTTGCGGATGCTGGTCTTGGGGCCTCTGCTTCCGATCGAGGGCTCGGCGGGGCAACGATTGCAGACGACGATTTGACGAGCTTGGCTGGCGGCGATGCGCCGCTCACGGGGATTACGGCGAGGGACGAATGACGATCAACGTTCACCAGAAGGGCGACTTGGTGCGTATCTCCGGCACGTTCCGTGATCTCGCCGGCGCGGCGATCGATCCTGGCACCGTCGCGCTGAAGGTTGCGAAGCCATCGGGAGCGACCACGTACACCTTCGCCTTGGGCACGGTGATCAAGGACTCGGTCGGTAACTATCACGTCGACGTGAGCATCACCGAGGCCGGGCAGTGGAGCTATCGCTGGGAATCGACAGGCGCCGGACAAGCGGCCGAGCAAGGGCAATTCACAGTGGAACCGAGCGGATTCGCATGAGCGGACTAAAACTGATCACGGCACCAGCCGAGGAACCGCTCTCAATCGCGGAGGCGAAGGGCCACCTCCGCGAGACGAGCACCGGGCAAGACGCGCTGATCCAGGGGCTGATCATCGCCGCACGCGAGTACGCGGAGACCTATACGCGCCGGCGTTTCATCACGCAGACGTGGGAACTGCTGAGAGATTGCTTCCCGGCGTTCGGGATCGAAATGCCGAATGCGCCCTTGCTGTCGGTGGTGTCGATCACGTATCTGGACACCGCGGGGCAGGCGCAGGTTCTGGACCAGAGCGCCTATCTGGTGGACATCAAAACGGTGCCCGGCAGGATCTCGCCGGCCTACGGCGAGGTATGGCCGCCAACTATCGCGCAAATGAACGCGGTGACGATTCAATTCACCGCCGGCTATGGTGCTGCGGCGGCCGTGCCGCAGGGCATCAAGGCCGCGCTCCAGATCCTGATCCAGTACTTCGAGCAGCGCGACGCGAACGCGGACCTGCTGCAGGCCGCGGAGCGGGTGCTGGCGCCGTATCGCGTCGTGAGGTTCTGATGCAGGTCGGCAAGCTCGATCGCGAGATCACGCTCGAGTTCAAGACCGCCGGGCAGAGCGGCTCGGGCGAGCCGACGGAAGTCTGGGGTCAACCGGCCGTCGTCTGGGCGGCGGTGCGGCCGCTCTCCGGACGAGAGTATTACGCCGCCCTGGGCGCGCAGATCGTGGCCGAGGAGACGCTTGTCTTTTCGATCCGGCACCGCACGGATGTGCGGCCGGGCACGGTGCGGATTCAGTACGAGGCGCGCACCTACAACATCCGGCGCGTCGCCGAAGTCGGGCGGCGCGATGGGCTCGACATCTTCGCCGACACGGTGACGGCATGACCTACGAATACGTGCACGGGGTCGAGACGGAGCTGAAGAAGCTGCTCGACTTCCCGGTGCAGGTCGAGAAGAAGATCGTGCGCGGCGCCGTGCGGGCGGCCGCGCAGGTGGTACGCAAGGCCGCGATGTCCTTCGCGCCGGTCGGCACGGGCATGGGTCAGTCGCGCCGCACGCCGATCCATCTGCGCGACACGATCAGAGTCTCGACGGGCGTCAGGGGAAAGATCGTCAAGGCCGCGGTGCGCGTCGGCAACCGGAAGAAGGGCGTGTTCTTCGCGCACATGGTGATGGGCGGAACCATGCCTCACCAGATCAAGGCGCGGGTGCATGGCGCGCTGGGCTTTGGCGGCATCGTGCGCCAGGTCGTGGAGCATCCGGGCGCGAAGGCGCAGGACTTCATGGCGCAGGCGAACGCCTCCGCACGCGATGCGGCCCTCGATGCCGCTTTCACCTACGCGGACCAGCATCTGCGGGCGCTGATCGCCGCGCAAGGGAACAAGCCGTGATCGCCGGCGACATCATCAAGGCCCGCTTGGGAGCGGTGGCCGCAGTGACGGCCATCGTCGGCGTGGTGCCGAATGATCGGATTCACAAGTTTTGGGTGCCGCAGAACCCGGTCTATCCGGCGATCGCCTACAAGCAGCTCGCGGCGCGGCGGCT